GGTGGGTTGAAGTGATGGAACAAGCATTGAGATATGAGTTAGTAAAAGCTATACCGGAGCTTGAAAATCAAATCTACCTACAAACGCACCAGAAGGGGCTACAAAGCCCTATCTTGTGTACGCAAGGATAACCACTAACAAATTAAAAACTTTGGAGGGCTACACTGGGAAAGAGTATATAAGTTATATGTTCTCTATCATGGCAACTAGATACAGTGATATGAAATCCATAACCAAACAAGTCGAGGATTTTTTAATGCAGTTACCAGGGAAAGCGATTGGCACACAACAGATATACATTGAGGATATTAAAATAAACAATGTAGCCGAACAGTACGAACATGAGCTTAAAGTCAACAGAGCGATAATTGATTTTACCGTTTATTTTTAATTTAAGGAGGATGAAAAATAATGGCTAAAAGGTCAGTTAAGACTAAATTACAAATTGGTAAAGATTCACCTGTAACAGTAGCTGGGCTAACCAGCATTGGAGGACTAGAACTATCCGCTGACACTATAGATGTTACTACCCTTGATAGTGATGGAGGATATAGAGAATATATTGCTGGGTTTAAAGATGCTGGAGAAGTATCACTTGAAGGATATTTGGAGTTAGACGAAGGACAACAAGCACTATACGATCTTTTTGAAAGTGGAGAAACAGAAGATTTTACAATCCAATTTCCAGACAATTTTGGGAAATGGGAATTTAAAGGCATAGTGACTGGATTTAGTACATCAGCAGATTTAGAGGATCCGCTATCTTTTTCAGCAACTATTCAAGTGTCGGGAAAACCGCAATTGACTATTAATGCAGGCTCATAAGGCTAGAGTAAAATCTAGCCTTGTTTATTTTATTTAAGGAGGAGGGCGTTATGTGCCGCAAGCTACATTACAGACTTGAATTTGATATTAAAACAAATTATGAAGATATGGAGAAATCCCTTGAAATAATTAAAAATTATATCATGAAAGGGCTTGAAAACATTAAACAGGCTACTGAAATCGAAGCTTCTGCAAAAATAATAAAGGTTGAGGTGTGAGCTATGAGTTATTATCCAATCAAGCTTGATAAAGTACGTAATTTCCGCTATGGAATGAAAGCTATTAGTTTAATTGAAAAGAAATTTAAAAAACCAGTGTCAAAAATAGACTTAGATAATCTAACAATGGAAGATGCAGCAATACTTATATGGGCTGGTCTATATCACGAAGACAAGAATTTAACACCTGAAAAAGTTATGGACTTGGTAGATGATTATTCTGATATAGCAACAGTAGCACAAACTATGGGTGAAGCATTTCAAGGTGCTTTTGGAGCAGGGGAAGTTAATAATGAAAAAAACGAATAGAAGGCGGCGAGGGAGAGGGATTTAGCATAAAAGAAGCTCTTAAACTCGCTGCCTTTATTAATATTCCAGCGAGTGAATTTTGGAAAATGACACCATATGAATTGAATATTTACGCACAAACACATAACGAAAAACAACAGGAAGAAATGAAAGAAAAAATTACTCTGGCATACTTGAATTCAATGTGGACTATACAGTGGCTTGGAAAACGACATCAACAGCCAAAACCATTGAAAGAGATTTTGAAGAACGTTGGCAGAGAGAAAAAGAGAATGACTGACGAACAGATGTTTAATCAAGTAAAGGTCCTAAATGCGGTATTTGGCGGGGAGGTGAATATATAACACGTTATTGGTTCTATAAAGGTGTTACAGATAAATATAAAAATATATTTCAGTTTGTAGGTTATGAAGAAGATTATCAAAATTTTATAGGAAATAAAAAGACTTGCTAATTAGCAGGTCTTTTTGTTTTAAGGAGGTGGTGCCATACTATGAGTAGATCAAACTTCATAGTACGAACGTGGAGGTGCGGATTTTTCACGTATCAATAGAGAAGTGCAAAGAACGCAAAGACAAATACAAAACTTCCAATCGAGAGTAAGTGGCAGTATGGCAGCAATAGGCAAGGCCTTTAAAATAGGTCTTGGCTATATATCTTTTAGAGCCATAACTGGGTTTGTAAAGGCTACTACATCATTAGCAAGTGATTTAACAGAGGTACAAAACGTTGTTGATGTAACCTTTGGAAGCATGGCTAAAGATATAAATGATTTTGCAAAAATATCTATAGAACAGTTTGGACTTAGTGAATTATCTGCAAAGAAGTTCTCATCCTCTATGGGTGCAATGCTTAAATCTTCCGGAATAGCTGGCGAAGCAGTAAGAGATATGGCACTAAACTTAACAAAATTATCTGCCGACATGGCAAGTTTTTATAATTTAGACCATGATGTAGCTTTTCAAAAGATTATGTCTGGTATGACTGGGATGACTCAACCCTTAAAAGAGCTTGGTATCAATATGAATATTGCCAATGTTGAAGCCTTTGCAATGAGCCAAGGGGTAAACAAGGCTTGGAGAGAGATGAGTCAAGCTGAACAGACAATGTGGAGATACAACTACCTATTACATGTTACAAAAGATGCTCAAGGCGACTTTGCTAGAAATGCTCACACATGGGCAAACCAAACTAAAATACTAAAGCAACAATTTGAAACATTAAAAGGCACTATTGGAGCGGGATTTATAAATGCTCTAATGCCCGTTGTGAAATTGTTAAATGTTTTAATCAAAAGAATACAAGTAGCCGCAGAATACTTCAAGGCATTTACAAGACTTATATTCGGTGATGCAGAAGTTAGTTCTCAGGGCGGCGTAGCAGTTGAGACTATGACTGACAACCTTGGAGATGTGGAGGATGGATTTGGAGATGTAGGAAAAGCAGCTAAAAAAGCGGCGCAAGATGTTAAAAAGTCCTTAGCACCGTTTGATCAACTTAATATATTGGCAGACAAAACGAGTAAAAGCACAGAAGAACTTGCAGATGAATTAGATATTGGTAATGTTGGCAATGTTGGAGTAGATTTCGGCAAAATTGATGATAAAGAAATTGACATAAAAATAAACACAAGTGCATTTGACAAATTCAAAGACCAGTTGCAACAGATTCAAAGTCGTTTAAAAAGTATATTTGGTCCCCCATTACAACAGGCTGTGGATAACGCAACACCGATACTGCAAAAATGGAAAGAAGCACTGCTAGAAACATTTAGTGATTTTGCAACACTAGGAGAACCAATTAAAAATTGGATGATTAACGACTTGGCTCCTGTAATGCAAGAAAGTCTAACGCTTATTGCAGAAATTTTTACATGGTTTATTGAATCAAGTTTAATAAAGTTTAACACTTTCAGGGAAGCAATTTTTCCTATTATCGAATGGTTCGCAGTAGATGGATTATCTCTACTAACAAGCTTTTCGTCAGGTGCTATAGATGTATTTTCAACTTTGTTCGATGTTGCAAAAACTATTTATACAGATTTATGGGAAAACGTTGTTGACCCAATCTTAAAACTTATATCTCAAATAACTGTTGATACTCTAGAAAAAATAAAAGAATTTTGGGATAAATATGGCGGAAGAATAATTGGCGGCATAACAACGGCTCTGGATAAATTAAAAGAAATCTGGACAACGTTTTTCGACAGTTTCTTAAAACCGTTTATAGATAAGGCTCTGAACATGTTAAGTACATTGTGGGACGAACATTTAAAAGGCTTAGTTGAGGAGGTTTTGAACTTTGTCGGCAAATTAATAACAGCTGCATTAGACATATTAAATGAATTTGTATTACCTTTAGTCCACGACATTGTAGAAGTCTTAGCACCTGCCGTTAAAGAAGCTTTTGATTTTATAATCGATGTTATCGGCAGTGCGCTTGGTGGAATCATAGACGCAGCTACAGGAATAATAGAAGCTTTAGGTGGAGTTATAGACTTTATCGCAGGAGTATTCACTGGTGACTGGGAACGAGCATGGGAAGGAATCAAAACAATTTTTGAAGGAATATTCGATGCTGTGACAGGAATTTTTAAAGGTGCTATAAATATACTAATCGATGCTATGAACTTTTTAATAAGAAGTATGAATAAAATTAGCTTTGATGTTCCTGATTGGGTTCCAGGTATTGGTGGAAAAAGCTTCGGGATTAACATTCCTGAAATACCAAAATTGGCAAAAGGAGGTCTAGCATTTGGACCAACGTTAGCAATGATAGGAGATAATCCTAACGCAAGCATAGATCCAGAAGTTATAATGCCAATCTCAAAACTTGAAAATATGCTGGAATCCATCTTGACAAAAAT